CATCAACATTTCAGATAAAGGGTATAAGTACGAAGCACGTAGGGTTAATAAGGTATTGGACGATTTAGGTTGGCTAAAATTATCGTCTGCAAGATTTCCGATATACGGAACACAAAGGGCATTTAGCAGACCAGAAGACGACGACGAAAGCGACCTATAAGGCAATGAAGACGTAAACAAAGAAAATGTAAACGAAGTTGTTTACAGGTCTATAAAGGCAGAAACGACAAAAAGGAAAAGTAAACAAAAACAATAGATAGTTTATTTGTTTACACCTTTGTTTACACTTTTGTTTACGCCTAAAGTACTGAATATCAACATATAACTATATATGTAAACAATGTAAACAATAAAATATAGTATAAGTAGAATAGTAGTGTTATATATACTATATACCTATATAAACTATATATTTACCCACATACGTACACGTATATAGAAAAGTTGAAAATTGAATGTTTACAGGGTGAAAGTTAAAAATATGAAGAAGTTAGAAGCAATAACACGCCACGCCGAGGTATCGGAAAAGGCAATAGAAAAATATTTGGTGCAAGAGGTGAAAGCCATTGGCGGCATTTGCCTCAAATACTCAAATGCAAACATGGTGGGTTATCCTGATAGAGTGGTATGCCTACATGGTGGTAAGGTTGTTTGGGTGGAGTTGAAAAGTAAAGGCAAGAAACCAACGAAGATACAAACCATAAGACAAAATGAGTTGGTGAGCATGGGGCACGAAGTCTATACAATCGACAACAAACAGACGATCGACGAATTAATTAAAGTTTGGAGGGCAGAACAATGAAAGTTTTGTGTGATTATTGCGGAGAATGGTTTGACAAGAAACCAAGTACAGTTAAGGCTAAAAACTATTGCTGCAAGGAACACCGACACTTAGCAAAGGTTACTTTGGTGAAGTGCGACAATTGCGGTAAGGAGTTTGAAAGATGGAATGACTATGTATTTGGACACAATTTCTGTTGTGTTGAGTGTTCTAAACAGTTCACAAGTCAGAGAATGACAAACTATAACAGCACCCACAACCCAACGGCTATGACACCCGAAAGAAGATTGGCAGAACGTAAAGCCCATTTGGGTAAAGGAAAAGGCAAGACGTACACCAAAACGTTTGGCAGACACACCCACCGAATCGAAGCCGAAAAGAAGTTGGGAAGACCATTAAAGCCGGGCGAAGTGGTACACCACATTAACGGAGACAAAAGAGATAACAGACCAGAAAACTTAATAGTTTTCGCCAGTCAGAAGTTACACGCCAAATGGCATAATGAACATAAGGACTATGAAATTTAAACCGTATAATTATCAAAGGGCAGCTATACAATGGGTATTGGACCATCCACGATGTGGGTTGCTGTTAGATATGGGACTTGGAAAAAGTGTTATTACATTAACGGCAGTACAACAATTGATGGACGATTGCGAGGTTAGCCGTACTTTGGTGGTAGCACCGAAAAAGGTAGCCGAAACAACATGGACTACCGAGGCAGAAAAGTGGGATCATCTGCAAAGCCTGAGAGTAGCAAAGGTGATGGGCACAGAGAAGCAGCGTAATTTGGCATTGGCATCTAAAGCGGACATCTACGTTATCGGGCGTGATAGTTTCGTTTGGTTAGTTGGTAAGTATGGCGGTCAGTTGCCATTTGATGTGTTGGTGATTGATGAGCTAACGAGTTTCAAATCTTCTAAGTCAAACCGATTTAAGGCGATGCGTACAGCCATACCAACGGTTAATAGAGTTATCGGACTTACAGGAACGCCAGCGCCCAACGGACTGATAGACCTATGGGCACAAATGTACTGTATAGATATGGGCGAGCGTTTGGGCAAGAGCGTAACGAAGTATCGTGAAACTTACTTTGAGACCCACAAATGGAACAACGTAATAGTACGTTGCGACATCAAAAAAGGGTGCGAGGACGTTATCAAAAACAAGATTTCTGATATTTGCCTATCAATGCAAGCAAAGGACTATTTGCAGTTGCCGGACATGATCACCCACGAAACCAAACTTACTTTGTCGCCAAAGGTGATGGAAGCATACAACAAGTTTGAGAAAGAAAAGGTTTTGGAGTTTACCGAATTGCATACCGGGGAGAATGCTAATATCCTAGCAAATAGTGCCGCCGGGCTGATGAATAAGTTAAGCCAGTTTGCCAACGGTGCAATATACGATGAGGCTAAAGACGTACACGAAATACACGATGAGAAGTTGGATAAGTTAGCCGAGATCGTGGAAGCTGCAAACGGCAATCATGTGTTAGTCTTCTATCAGTTCAAGCATGATGTAACACGTATCACCAAGAAACTGAAAGGCTATACCGTCAAGTCATACGAGGGTGAAAAGGAGTTGAGAGAGTGGAACGCCGGAAAGATAGACGTACTATTGGCCCACCCTATGAGCACGGCGTTTGGCTTGAATATGCAGCAGGGCGGCCACTATATCGTATGGTTTGGCACAGGTTGGAATCTGGAATTATACCAACAAGCCAACGCACGATTACACCGACAGGGACAGCAGTACCCAGTACAGGTGTATAAGTTGATTTGTGCCAACACCGTAGATGAAAGAGCCAATACGGCATTAAGTGGTAAGCAGGGCGTACAGCAATCTTTGTTGGATGGCCTCAACTATCTTGTAAGGAAGTATCATGCAACAATAACTATCAAAGATGAATATTAGAATATGGCAAAAGATAAAGATTACATAAGGCTGATACATACGGCCAAGTGGCTACGATTGAGACGTGACAAACTCAACGATACGCCACTATGCGAGAGGTGCGAGGAATTGGGCAGAGTGGCAGCAGCCACCGAGGTACACCACGTTATCCCGGTTGAGGATGGACTAACAAGGCAGGAAAAAGAACGCCTGATGTTTGATTACTTTAACCTCAAAGCCCTATGCCACGAGTGCCACGTTAAGGTACATACGGATATGGGCAGGTGTGGCAAAGTTCAAGCAAAGAACCGAGCCAAAGAGCACCTGAAAAGATTTGTGAATAAATTTTTGAAATGAGGTTGCAAGGTGAGACCCGGGGGGTACTTTTTTTAAGGGCATAGTGAGTGAACTAAACCTCACCAACCCCCTTTTCCACACGTGAGCCGATTTTTGGGCCGTGGGGGATTTTGCCCAGATGCAAAGCCCTGGCATATTTGGCACGATATAAAAACGCCCACGTGTGTAGGTTAATATTAAAAATCAAGATTTATGAAGTTTGGAAACCAAGATGGCACAGGCTTTGGATTTGGCGGCTTTGGCGCAGGTCAGACCCAAGCCCCCCCACCCGATGAGGTGGAGCCGGAAGAAACCACAGCCGAGACAACCGCCCAGGCAAAGCGAGCGCATAGACGTACAAAGGAGTGTACCGAGTTATCGCAACGCTACGAGTACCGCCGGGCATTTAGCGAGGTCAAGTTATTGGAGGCAATGCAGTACGTCAAGCTGCAAGACCATACCACCTACAATTTTATCACCGCCGGGGACGTGGATAGCCTTAGTTACCTGAAAGTGGTGCTTAATCAGCATGATTTGGACTATTGTTTGTTATCTACATGGTGCATGGCGGCAGAGGATATTTTGCAGGTACGGCAATGGTATGAGCAAGGGCGCATTAAGAAACTTGATATGTATTTTGGCGAGATATTCCCGGGCAGCTATAAGATTGAATGGCAGATGGTACAAAAGTTCTATCAGGACCACCCAGAGGCAGGACGTGCCGCAGTATTCAAGAACCACAGCAAGATATACGCAGGGTGCAACTACGATGAGGGCTTTTATTTCGGCATACAGACAAGCGCAAACATTAACACTAACCCAAGAACGGAGCAGGGAAGTATAACAGTTGATAAGGGACTGTTTGAGTTTTACAAAGACTACTTCGACGGCATCCGCTCATTTGAAAAGTAACGCAGCATGGAAGAAAAGAAACAAAAGTTTTTGGAGGCTTTGGCGCAGGGCTACGGCATCATAGCCACAGCGTGCGAGGCGATAGGCATAGGGCGCAGTACTTATTACCGATGGTATAACGCCGACCCAGAGTTTAAGGAGAAAGTGGACGAGATCACCGAGACACAGGTAGATTTTGTTGAAAGCAAGTTGATGCAGTCGATAAACGCAAACGACACAACGGCTATTATCTTCTATTTGAAGACAAAGGGCAAGAAGCGAGGTTACAGCGACAAGGCGCAGCCAAAGACCGCCGACCCATTGCCAGTTAGCCAGACTTTGCCGGAGCCATCCACCGAGGAAGACAACAAGAAGATAGCCGCCAAGATTAAGAGCAAAAAAGCGTATATCGTTAAGTTGTTGAAGAAGCAAGGCAAATATACCGCCGAACTTACATACCAAGTGGATATTACGGCTAAGTTGTTGGTACGTGCCGACATTTTGGGCGATGAGATCATGGCAGACGGACACCAGGCCGTAAACGTGGAGTACAGCCGAGAGGGTAACGAACGCAAGACGATCGACCCGAAAGAAAAGCTATATATCGAGTTGTTGCAGCAGGGACAGAAAGCGTTAAGGGCTTTGGGCATGAACACCGAGAGCAAGGAACGAAAGAGCGACAACGATAGTTTTAACGACTTTATGGCAGCGATGCAGGAGGGCGACGAATGACAGAGGAAGAAAAAGAAAGATTTCGACAACTGAAAGCCGAGGTATCGGAGCAGTTGCGGCAGGGGCGCAGTACATACGCCGACCGTTACCGCCGTGCGCTTATCGAAACAGATAAGCGTATCGGCGATTATGTGTTTGGAGTGATAGACCACCCGGACGCACACAACCTGTATGAGATATTGGGAGTAAGACGCTTTTTGCAGTTGCTTGATAAGTACGATTGGAAGCCAAAGCGAGTAAAGCGTTTTTTCAAGTTCTATGAGGCTTTGCGGTTTAGTGGCATCCGAGGGCGCACACGCTATAAGCTAACCCCGGTGCAAGCCTACCAGTTTGCAAATATCTACGGCTTTGCCCGAGACGATGGGCGCAGACTGATACGCACCGCCTACCTATTCGTGCCCCGAAAGTTCAGCAAAACGACATCGTGCGCAGCTTTGGCGGTTTATGATATGCTTTTCGGCGATAATAACGCCCAGGCATACGTGGGCGCAAATAGCTACGATCAGGCTAAAATATGCTTTGATGAGATACGAAACATCATGTTTGATATTGACCCAAAGGAAAAGCACTTTAGGGTTAATCGTGAAAAGATTACTTTCAAAGACCGTGGACGTGATAGCCTCATACAATGTTTGACCGCCAACGCCAAAACCAAAGATGGTTTGTTTGCTTCATTGGTGATAATGGACGAGTACGCCCAAGCCCGAAACACGGCAGGCAAGAACGGCGCAGACCTCAAAAACGTATTGACAACATCAATGGGGCCAAGGCGTGAGCCGCTAACAATCATTATCACCACGGCAAGCGATGTGGTAGATGGCCCATTTGCCCACGAACTTGACGGAGTGATGGCGGTACTACGAGGTGAGGCAGAAAGCGACACCATGTTTGCATCTATCTTCATGCCTGATGTGGACGATGCAGAGGACAGCCCGGAGACGTGGGCAAAGGTGCAGCCACATTTGGGTATCACGGTGCAACCGGACTACTACGAAAATGAGTATCAGACCGCCCAGTTATCAGCCGAAAATATGTTGGCTTTTCGCACGAAATTGCTTAATATTTTCACGATAAACGACGAAAAAACGTGGTTTACCCACGAAAAGGCAAAAGAATTATTGGGCAATTTCTGTATAGATCAGGTGCAGGGCCGCCCAGATTGTGCCGTGGCGTTTGATTTGTCGGTGCATGATGATTTCAGCGCAGTATCTTATACCGTGTACCTATCGGGCAATAAGAAGTTTTACACACATACTGATTACTATTTTCCGGAGGGAGCGTTAAAAGGGCATCCCAACGAGCAGCTTTATAGGCTTTGGAACGAAAAAGGGTATCTTATTTTCTGCAAAGGGCAGAAGATAGACACAGCGATGATTACCGAGGATATATTAAGGCGCAGTAAGTTGGTTAATATTATCCGTATCGGCTATGATGCTTACAAGGCGCAGGAGCTAACGAGTATCTTAAAGTCAGTCGGAGCGAGGAACGTGCTAACCCCATTTAGTCAGACCTACGGAAACTTTAACCTACCAGTCGAAAGTTTTGAGATGCTTGCATGGAGTGATCCGGTAAAGATAGAGTTTAACGACAATCCTATAAATGCTTTCTGTTTGGAAAATTGCGTGATAGATACCGACAATCTGGAGAACAAAAAGCCGCTCAAAGTGTCACAATACCGCAAGATAGATGGGGCGATAACGCTTTTAATGACGTTAGGGCTACTTTATACCTACGAGAGGTAAAACTATACGGAAAAGTGGCGAAATGCCGCCAAAACGCCTAAAAACGGCATTATTGACGATATTTCGCCACTGACTAAAAAGCCATTACTCTATCTCAACATAGTTTGAATCATCGGTAGAGCCGCCGTCCAACATATTGCCGCCACTGGTGTCGCCGTTACCTGACGAATTGCCGCCATTGGTGTTGCTACCCTCATCGTGGGTACCGGCAGTCTCGCCGCCATCGTCGCCGCCGCCATCATACTTGCCAGCCTCACGGAACTTGGCATCTTTGTAGAGGTCCGCAGCACGGAAACGTTTGCCGAGATAGAGGTTAAGGCGTACAGCCTTGATGTTGTCGGCGGTAAACTCCTTGGCGGTGGTAGCCGCTGAGGTTTCCAGGCCAATGCGGAAGATGCCGAGGTCGTCGAGGCGTACCGCCTTGCCTTCCAACAGCAGCTCACGCATACAAATCTGCATCTCGATCAGCACGCCGCGGATTGTGGACTCACCGAACACGCAGTGATGGTTTGCCATGTGCTTTACGAATTCCTCAAACTCCATAAGTTCGGTAACGGCACGGCCGTACCACTTGTTTTTGGTTACGCCCGTCTGATTGCTTTTGTACTTCTTGTAACGTATCATACTTTTTGCGTTTAAAAGGTTGTTTGGCACTATTGCCGCCACAAAGATAGCAGCCATTTTTGGCAAGAATCCGGATACGCGCCGTTGTGTCCTGTTACCGTCTGTTGTAGGCAGCGATTAATTGTATTTTCACGTTTGTTTTCCTTACTTTTGCACCCATGGAACAGAACAAAGATAATTTCAAGATAAGGGAGTACGGCCGCATGGAACTTGCGGCAAAGTACTGTAATTGCATCATGCCCGAATCGGCGTGGAAGAAATTCCGCCGATGGATGCACCTATACCCCGGGCTTATGGAGCAGCTTGCCGCCATTGGTTACACAGAGCGCAGCCGCAGTTTTACACCGGCACAAGTGCGCTTGATAGTGGATGCCCTGGGTGAGCCGTAGCGTTATTCGTAGGGTTATTGCCCATTATCCGTATGGTAATGGGCGGTTATCCTATGGGTAATGGGCAGTTTTACGGCGGTTATAGGGCATATTGTGTTAAATATTCATATAAGTAAGTAACTAACCAAGAGAAAAAGGCGATATTTCGTGGAAATTCATTATCTTTGCAGCGGAGAAAATGTACTTAGACAAAAACAAGTAACAGAATATTCGCAAAAATAATACAAAATAAATACATCTAAAAAGGAGGCTAAAATTATGTGCATCATCAACGATATTACCCACTTCGTCAAGAATGGAGTTTCCGTTTTGCGCAGTGCTTCTTCTAACAAATACAAGGAGAATTCACCCGAAATAGAGGCATTAAAGCATGAGTTTTTCTCGACGCAATCAAATCGGCGCACCGATATGGAGAACCTCAGAAAAGACCGTGACAACGTGGCGCACGACGTGCGCAGGGCATTTGAAAATTTAAAATTAAGTAATGGCTAAGCAATCATATTCAATTAAAGGAACCAACATTGCCAATGGCGATGCCGTGGGCAACCAGATTGAGCAGACCGTTTCGGTTGACGACAACATACTGCCAGCACCACAAGAGTTAGCGGAGTATCAGAAAATCGACCCTAAAATAGTTGATTTTCTCATTAAATCATCGGAGCGTGAACAACAGCACCGCCACAAACAAGATGAGAAAAAGCTGAAGATACTTAACTACAATGAGCATAAGGTGGGACGAATGAATTGGTGGGGAATGTTTTTCGCATTTTTGGCTATTGTTGTTACAATGGGTCTTGCGGCCTATGCTCTCTATCTTGATCGTGCGTGGTTTGCTGGAGTCTTTGGTCTCGCCGCCGTTGCAAGCATCGCATCTATATTTATCAACAATAAAAAACAATAGACCTTTCAAGGGTTGTACTTTTTATTGCCAATACTAAGATATAGCCCCGATAGGCAGCAACCTATCGGGGCTTATGTTTGTTTTATCGCACTTTCTTGAATTTCACACCCTCATAGTCGGAGTTATACATAAAGTCGCCATCTATTGTTATGGCAGTATATGGTTCGCCCATTTCTACATTTGAAGAGCCTACAAGTTTAATTTTGTAGAACTTGCCATTACGCCAGATAAATGATTGGTCGGTGCGGTGCTTCCATTCTCCATTGTAGAAGTATTCGTACCGTATGATCACTTTATCGTCTTCCTCCCTGAGAAACACAAGGCGGTCAATATTGTTGATGTTAGGATATTCTGGATTGCATGGATAAACTTTGCCTTTCAACGTATATGATACAGGCCCCCACGTTCCTTCATAGAGTTCAAAACCGTTAAGATTGTTGTTGTCGTCATTGTCAGAAGAACAGCAACAAAAAAGCGTTACGGCGAATAAAAGGAATAATAGCTTTTTCATGCTTATTATACTTAAAATTTGTAATTTGAATGCAAAAATACAAAAAATATAAGTAACTAAGTAACTTTTTACCGAAAATCTTTGGTGCTTTAAACTTTTTTATGTATCTTTGCAACACAAAACAAGAAATTCCCCCTTGTATGATGAATACTTGGGTTAGTTGCTCAAATGCAACTTAATATATCACATTCGGGTGAGACACACCGAAGTTTAAGCCTCCGAAAGGGGGCTTTATTTATTTTATACCAAATGGAAAAGAAAAAAGTAATAGTTTACGTTGACGGCTATAACTTTTATTATGGCCTAAAGAACGGTAAGGAAAAGTGGCGTCGCGCTTATTGGCTTGACGTAGTTAAGTTTTTTGAAAACATGATGCAACCCGATCAGGAGTTGGTGGAGGTGCATTATTATTCGGCACGTCCACTTAACGACCAACAAGCCTACGACAATCAAGATGATTTCTTTTGTGCCAATCAGGAGAATCCAAAGTTCAAGCTACATCTGGGCAGATACAAGAAAAAGAAATTCAAATGCCAAAATTGTGGCTTCAAGAATGACACATTCGAGGAAAAGGAATCGGACGTGAGGGTGGCTACTGGTATGCTTGTAGATGTGTTTAGTAAACGGTGTGATATTACGGTTGTCGTTTCAGCAGACAGCGATATGATACCATCGGTTGAGATTATCAAGAACTTTGCCCCGGAACATCCGGTTTATGCTTTTATACCGCCTACGCAGAAATCTTACGCTTTAGTTAGCAAATGCGACAAAACAATTTGGCTTGAAAGATATAAGGCACGTTTCATTCAATCAATGTTGCCCGAAGAAATCACATTGAAGAACGGGCACACGGTGCGTCGCCCTAATAATTGGCGATAGTATAACAACGATATAGCCCCGATAGGTTGCCGCCTATCGGGGCTTTTTCATGCCCTTTTCCCACCCCATAGAGCTGCAAAACGTTAAATTTGGGGTAACTAAGTAACTTTTTACCGAAAATCTTTGGCGCTTTAAACTTTTTTATGTATCTTTGCAGTGCTTAAAATTCAAATGCGGTACAGATGTTGCCGCCGTTCACCGTAACGTAGCGGCTATTTTTGTATCCATACCATAATAAAATTAATAGGATATTTCTATATAAAGAGATAGCCGTGCCGTGTCGGGTAGCAGAAATGCCCCGGAGGTGTTCGCATTTGAAGCCTTAGCAACACGTAGCACGGCCTTTTTGTTTTTGCTAAAATACAAATGCGATGTCAAGTAACGTATCAGATCAAAATCCTGTAGAGCAGGTAACGGAAGTGGTGCAGGTTGCACCCACCGTCCAAGAGTTAAGTTTGGTAGCAGTAGAAAACGAGCACGCCGTTACTACATCTTTGAGAGTAGCGGAGGTTTTCGGAAAGGAGCACTACAACGTAATGAAAGCAATTAAGTCATTGGATTGCAGCGAAGAATTTAGAGCCGTCAATTTTAACGCCTCTAAAATCGCCTACCAAAATGGCAACATCAAAAAGCAGTTGCCAATGTATTACATTACCCGTGATGGCTTCATGTTTCTTGTTATGGGTTTTACCGGAAAGACGGCGGCTAAGTGGAAAGAGGCTTACATCAAGGCGTTCAACGAAATGGAGGCTAAGATAAGAGCCGAGCAGATGGCGAAAGCCATTGAGGAGCACGACAGAAAGGAAGCCGAGGAGTACGAGAAACTTCTGGAGCGCGAGGAACGAGAGGAGGCGGCGATAGATGCACGCGTGGCAGCTATGTCGCTAGCCAAGAGCAGAAAGAGCCAGGCAGAGCCACAAGCCGGAGCCAACGAGCAGACGGGCGGCATCATCATTGAGGACTACAACGGCAGGCGTGTGGTTTCGTCGCTAACACTCGCCAAGCTGCAAGGGCGTGAACACCGCTACGTTTGTGAGAGCATCCAGCGTATGAAAAAATATTTCGTGCGCCCTGGTAGCGTCATTTTCAGATGTGGCAGAACGGTAAACCGAGGCTTTGGCAAGGGCTACGAAAGCCCGACGGGTGTAGTGTACTACATTACGGCAGAGGCGTTCAAAGTGATGTGCAAGCATTGTACGACCATAGACAAGGACATGCAAAGTGAGGTCCGCAAGGCTTTTCGCAGAGCACAGGGACCAAAGAACCACGGCAAGCCTGTAGCGACAACCCAAGCACCACAGCAGACCAAGCCAAAGGCCCCTACCACCCCACCGACACCGACCGAGACGGCAAAGCCTCAGCAGGGCAAGCCGACGGCGGCAACGATGCCACAGACCCCAACCGACCTTATGCAGCGTTTTGTAAAGGCCGTGGGCGTGATGATGGGAATGGACACAGACAATTTAATGAACTTAATGAATAAAGGAGAATAAGATATGATAGTTACAGATAAGAAGCATAAGGACACTATTTCAGTAAGCAGCAACATAAACACCGATGCCGAGGATTTAAAGAAGAACATCGCCGAGGTGTACGATTTCGTTAACGACCTTATGGCAGGTTTGCCGGAGGACGTAAAGGTAAGTGCAAGTAAGGTGCGAAGCGTGCAGGGCACGTTGGAGTATCTTCTGAACTACTGTTGGATTGAAGATGCGGACGAGTAAAACAAGGGAGGACACAGCTATGAGATACAAGAAGCCTAAGAAAGTTACAAGTCTGGTGATAACAGACCGTGACGGAATGCCGGTATATAATGCCGACACGTTCCGTGATGCGATCAGGCAGACACGCGACTACGTAAAATGGTTGCTGGAGGAACTGCCACCCGACTACGAGTTGAGAATACACGGTTTGCTTGATGCCATGTATCCGCTTGAATGGCTCACAGAGGATGCCGTCATAAAGACGGTGACCAACAAGCCATAGGGACACGATCCCGACATTACCATAACCCACATACATAGTCGCTGCATCGTAATGGTGTAGCGGCTTTTTTCGTTAAATGATATTAATATCAATAACATTTTACTCTATTTATTTTGATATTCAAATAAATATCGTTATCTTTGCATCGTGAAATTTAATAAAGCAAAAGACAAAATGAAGTACAACGAACTTGAAAGACTGGTAAAGAAAGCCGGGTGTTACGACACAGGCGAGACAGAGGCGGGGCATCCGCTATGAATAAACCCCAAGACGGGAGTAAGGTTTCCAATGAGCCGCCATCATTCGCAGGAAGTGGCAACCGGAACGTTACGGAGCATCAAGAGGGCGGCAGGGCTTATTTAAGCCCCACCCCTTTTTCTGAAAACAGATTTACAAACGAAAATACAAAGGAGATACAACAATGAGAAAAGTTAATGCAGTGATAGAGCGTGCAGGAGACGGAACGTATAGCATTTACAGCGATGCCGACGATTTGGGTTATCTGGTAACAGGTACGGGCAAGAGCGTGGAAGAGGCCAAACGTTATTTCGAAGGTGGCTACGAGGACATAAAGAAATCGTATGCACGGCATAATGAGCCGTTTGAGGAAGTGGAAATGTGCTACGTCTATGACATGGCTTCGTTTCTATCTTATTACTCAAAGGTGCTTTCATTGGCGGGTTTGTCACGTCTGACGGGTGTAAACCCACAGCAGCTTAGCCACTACGTTACAGGGCGTCGCAATCCGTCGCCAAAGACGGTGAAGAAGATAATGAACGCTATCCATGCTTTCGGGCACGATCTAAGCACAGTGCAGTTTGCTTAATATTGAATTTCACACGCTACGCTTTCAAGTTCACTTTATATAAACGCCGTTAGGGCGTTATCTTTAGCCGTGTCGGGTTAACGCCCGATGCGGCTTTTTTGTGCCTTTTAGCCTAACAGCCAAAAACTATTTTCTTAAAAAACTAATAATTTTACCACGTTGCACCAACGTGCGCCACGATGCACCCAACGGCATTTGGATTTTGCAAAATACGATTGTATTTTTGTAGCGGCTCATTAGCCGTTTGGCATGAGGGCCTCGGATATTTTACTCATAATTAAAGGACAGAACACCGCCGGAGCGAAAGCAGTAAGATAGTTGACAGCATTCAAATTGTCGTAGCTTTGGCGGTTTTGTATGAAACGACGGATGGCAACATTTTGGAACAATATAAAACGATTTTTCAGCCGTGAGGCAACAGGTGCTGACACAGCCGGCACCGCGCGCCCCACCACCGTAAGGACTGGTGGCGGCGTGGCGGTGTTTTCAGCCTGGGGCGGTGATGCCATGACGGTTGCAGCGGTATATCGGTGTGTGACGCTTCTAAGCGAGAGCGTGGCGAGCCTACGTTTGCAGTATATGCGGTGCAGGGATGGACGCTATCAGGAAGACACGGCAAGTGATCTGCATTATCTTCTGACCGTGCAGCCTCAACCCGAAATGTCGGCGTTTGACTTCTGGGCGATGGCGGTGCGCCTGATGCTCATTGAGGGAAATGCCTACATTTACCCACGCTATGTACTGGGAGAGTTGACCGACTTAGTGCTTTGCCGACCTCACACCGTGACCCACAACCCATTGAACGGCCGCTACTACATAGCCGATGCCTATAATGGAGTGTTCGGCACATTCGAGGAAAAGGACATCATACATCTTTACTTGCATTCCTCAGACGGGCGCAGGGGCGAAAGCGTGTTGACCCACGCAAGGCGCACAATGGATATTGCCACGGCAGGAGATGCGGAGACGGAGAACCGGTTTACCAATGGCGGCAGTGTTCGCGGCATTATCAGCAACGACAAGACTACTACGGGATTTGGCGAGTACCAGGATAAGGAACTTGAGAAGACCGCCGAAAGCGTGGATAGCCGTTTCAGCCGGGGCGAGCGTATAGTTAGTTTGCCGGGGCAGGTGGACTTTAAGCAAATTTCGCTTTCTTCTACTGACATGCAGTTTTTGGAGAGCCGAAAGTTTACGGTGCGCGAGATATGCCGTTTCTTTGGCGTTCACCCGTCTTTCGTGTTCGATGATACGAGCAGCAACTACAAAAGTGCAGAAATGGCAAACGTGGCTTTTCTTTCCAACACGCTCAACCCGATATTGAAGCGTATAGAATGCGAACTGACCCGAAAGCTGATACCGCGGTCTTTGTGTTGCAAACGCCGTTTTCTGTTTGACCGCCGGGGCGTTTACTCAATGGATTTGCAGTCACTCGCCGATTATCAGAAAAAGACGATCGAGAGCGGCATTTACACCGTGAACGATTGGCGCAGGATGGAAAACCAACCTACCATCGACGGAGGCGATACGGTTTATCTTTCTACCAATCTTGCACCGTTGGGCAGTGAAAAGCTATCGGGCACAGCTGCAAAGGGAAATGACAACAACGATAAAAACAACGGAGAATGAAAAAGAAAAGAACAATAGCTATTGTGTCGGGGCTTCGCATTCGTGAGGCTACCGACGGAGCGGAAAGCCGCACGATTGAGGGCTATGCACTGAAGTTCGGTGTACGTAGCCGTCTTTTATGCGATTGGTGGAACAACTATTACGAGGTACTGGAACCTGGGTGCGTGACACGCGAGATGCTGGATAAGCAGGACATCAAACTTACGATGTTCCACGACCGCCAGTTGGTTTTGGCACGAAGCAACAAGGGCAATGGTACTTTAAGCTACGAGGTTGACAAGGTGGGCGTGAAGTTCTGGGCAGAAATGCCGCACACGGTTGACGGCGACAAGGCTTTGGAACTGGTAAGCCGTGGTGATATTGCCGGGTGCTCATTCATCTATTCCACCGATGAGGGCGACAGCGAGAACGCCGTGAGCTACGAGCGTCTGGACGAGAAAGGCGACGACGGCGAGGATATTCTTTTGCGCCACGTGAAGCGTATTGACAACGTTTACGACTTCACCATTACCACCGACCCAGCCTACGAGCAGACCGACGTAAGCAAACGTGAGGTGGAAGCGGCAGGCATCAAGTTTGAGCAGCAGCCGAAGCCCAAGCAGATAGATGAGAGCAAGAAGCGTGAACGTATCAATGCGGTGCGTGAAC